GAGCCCATAAATTATTTTCTTTTCTTAAGATTCTTTTTGATTTGAATAACATAATTGATTATAGCAAGAATAGAAACAATAACACCCAATACGAATGTTGTATTTGTTTTATCTAAGTTTGCTAAAATATTCAATATAATGCTTGAGCAAAGCAAGATATGATTATCCTGCGTCTCGTTACCTGTGATCATTAAAATAAAAGCTTTTTGTAGTTATTGAATCTTTCTACACGATCAGCAAGTCCGTGTGTGCCACCATTAACTCTTTTAGTTATTTTTTCAACTGTAGAGTTATCTCTTAAATTATCTGTGTCTGCTATCTTACTTAGTCCGTTTTTATTCCAAAACCAAATAGCACTTAAACCTGCATATTTATCTTCAGCAACTTGATCTGGGTTTGTTAATATAGAAGGTTCTTTAGCCCACTCGCTAAATGCTTTATAGTTGTCTTTACCTGTTAATTGGATATAACCACGACCTTTAAACTTCCAACCGTCTTTACTTGCTTCATCTCCATTACCCATACGATTAGCATAAACTTTAGATGCAATCTTTTCTGGGTTTCTGTTATATGCTTCAGCAGATGCTGGATTAAAATACTTAGGGAAGATCTTTAACGATCCTTCCTTTCCATAATTTAAGTTTTCTGATTTGAATTTAAACCCACCTGACTCGTGAGCTGCTTGTGCTAAAAAATGAGCTGCTCGTAAAGGAGTATCAATATCGTGAGCAATCATATCGTCTATAAGAGTCTGAGGAACAAGCCCTTTTAATTTATCAAACATTTCCATAAAATATACTCATATAATACGCACTTTACAAAAACTCAAAGCCCCTAAGAATAGGGGCCGTTGAGCAACACAAACACATCTTTAAGTTATTTCTTAGCTTTCTTTTTAGCTAATTTTGCATCTACTAATTTATTCATCTGATCAAGTATAGCTATTTGCTTTTTCTTTTCAATAAAGTCTACAAATTTTTCATAAACTATATCTTCTTCGACATCTGCAAGTTTCATAATATCACCATCAGAATCTGTCCATTTTAATTTAGAATCTTCTAGGCTAATATAAGCAACATCTAATGCAATAGCTTGTGCAACTAATGATTTTATTCCAATATGCTTATCATTTATTCGATCCATAAAATCTTCAGGTTCTGTTTCTGCGTAGTCTTCAATGTTAAATCTCATTTCCTCTTCAGAAAGCTCTGTATCGTAACCAAGTAATAATGTTAAATTATATACTTCTTCTTTAGATAAAGCAGCTGCTTTGATTAAAGCATCTCTCTTCATACGTAAAGCTTGACGGTTTTCCTTAGCCTCCGCTTCAAAATTAACTCGCTCTAAAATAGGGTGAACTTCTTCATCTCTATTTGTGTTAGCTGCATTAAAAGAAGCAAGCTCAAGATATTGGAATAATTCATCGTCTTGTGAATTACCAATAGTTAAATGCAACATACCTGCATTCTCTTGTGGTGATGCCCAAACTCTTCTTACTCTGTTAGGAATTGGATTTCCAAAATGATCTACACCAGATACTAAACCAACTTCAATCCATTCGTTTTTACCTGGATCAAAACATTTAGAAAATGGAGGTATTTTTAATTTAGCTTTATAATACGTATTCCCAGTCATTGGGTCTTCGTATAAATCTAAAAACCTGTAGGAAACTTGTGTGCCTTTTTTAGGTAAAGCTATAAGCTTTTTTAATTCATCAGAGAAGTCATTATAGACTCCTAACTTTTTTAGTGCCATTGTGTTTTGTGTTTTGTGTTAAAAAATGTTTGTGTGTTTTAAGTGAAGATTAGAGGGGGCGAACCCCCTCCTTTCCTCAAGTTTTACTATGCTAAGATATTAGTAATTTTAGCAAATTTGTTTGGAGCAAATACTTCAAGACCCATATTTGAAGTCCAAGAAACTGTTAAGCTTTGTTCTTGGTTTGTAGGGGTTGGAGCAAGAGCACCAGTCATTAATTCTGCTGTCTCTACAGAACCTGTACCAGGAGCTGGTTGAGCCATATATTTGTAACGGAAGTAATCGTTCATTCCACCACCAACAGTTTTTACTTTACCCATTGGTAAGAAGTAGATTGATTTAGCGATTGGTCCACCAGTGTAGTTGATAACGTCAGTATTAGATAATACTTTAAACGCTTTCAAGTTGTAAGTGTAACCACCGTGCATAAACTTCTCAGCTTGCAAATCAATTGAACGACCATTAACTGTCATAACACCAGAGTTAATACCAGATTTGTAGTAACCGTTGTTTGCAGAAGAAGTGTTGTCAGTAGGTATTGCGTTATTAGTACTTGTTGTATTAATAGTAGTACCAGCACTTGGTAAGTTTTTCAAGAAGTCAGAAATAACTGCAACAGCTGGATTAGAACCTGCGATCATATATTCCATTGGAGCACGAACAGCAGTTAATTGAGCTTCTAAATCAGATAAATCAGATAAAGTGAAAACACCAGCAGTAGTAACTGAATCGTTAATACCGTAGTTAGTGATGTAAGAATCCATACCACGAGTAGTTTGAACACCGTAACCAGTAGTACCTTGTAAGTAAGGAGGAGTTGCAGTATTTGTTGGACCATCTACGTCAGCAAATAAAGTGTTTGAAACTTCGCCTAACCACATAGCTAATGAAATATCACCACGGTGTTTTTGTAAACCTTGGATCATTTCATAAGGTAAGATGTATGGTTTACCGTTAAATTCTAACTCAATTTTAGAAGCGTTCTGAACGTCTGTAATTTTTATTGCATTACGGAAGATTTGAACACGGTTTTGTAAAGAGTTAACTGACCAACGACGAGTACCTGGCTCGATTGAACCCTCTTCTTGTGCATTAGAGAAAGCTGATAATTTAACACCATTCATTGCAGCTAAAGAAGCAGCTAAAGCTGTACCAGAAACTGATTGAACATTGATTGAGTAACTAGCTGTACCATTTTTAGTTTGTACACGACCTACACCACCGCTAGGGAATTTTAATAAGTCACCAACTAAAACGAAGTTATAGTCAGCAGCAGACAAAGTGATTACAGGAAGAGTTGTAGTTCCAGTTGGAGTACCAGAAACAGTCAACAATTTGTAAAGATTGTCATTGTAGAATGAAGTATAGAAAGGAACCGCAGTTGCGTCTTTTTTTCCTGCCATATACATAAAATCTAACCACTCAGCATCGTCTTGGATGTCGATAAGTTGGTTATAAATCTCTCTTTGGTCTAAGAGAGCCACCGCTGATGCGGTATACTTGTTGGTAGCACCTGCTACACCATTGCCGTAAGTAAACGCCATTTTGTTTTAATTTAAAAAGTTTTAAAAAATTGTTTTTTATTTTTATCCACCGAATGGTTTTCCATCGATAGCTTTTATCACGAATCCAGAACCTCTTGATGGAGTCTGAACAACATCTTCAGCTTTAGTATTTTTAAGTTCATTAAACAATCTTTTCTCTCCTAGGGATTTACCATAATTGATTAAAGATTTTTCTACAGCAGCTGGGTTGTTAGCATAAGTCCAAGCTTTCATCCATTTCTTCATATCCAATTGACCGTCTTGGCCAACGAACTTTTGAAAGAATTTGTTTTGATCTAATGTTTCACCCAAAAAGTCAGCGCTTTTGTCTACCTCAAAATTCATTCTATTTTCACCATCTCCAAATTCTACAAGTCTGCTCGTCTCGAATTGCTTGTAATCTGGTAGTGAAGTTAAATGATTCTTGAAGCTTTCTATTTGCTGCTGAACTGCTTCTTGTTGAGCTTTCAACTGTGCTTCAATTGCTGACGCAGGGTTTTCAAAAGATTTAGGTTTGTACTGAGCTTGTTCGGCTTTTAATCCCTCTCGGATTTTGTCAGCTTCTAGCTTCATCATCAAACGTCCAACTTTATCATCCTCTTCGTCTCCTGTTATTCCAAACTCTTTTTGTAGAGTTTTCTGTAATATCAGATTTCTTTCTTCCTCACCTAAACTTGGATATTTAGAATCGATTTGTGTTTTTAAAATCTCTTCGTCTGTATACAAGTCGTAGTTTGTATTAGTCTTAATTAAGAACTCATCAAGCTGGTTAGACTTATAAGCTTCGATTAATTGCTTTGCATAATCGTCTTCTTGTAAACCTAATTTTTCCCAAGGATCAAAAACAATTGGTTCTTGAGTAGCTTGTTCTTGTGTAGATACTACGCTTTCCGTTGTATCTTCTGCTTTGTAAACTGGAACATCATTAGTTTCAGTTGGCGCACTTTCTGCTACAACTTGAGTTTCTTCTACATTTGTTTCAGCAGGTGCTTCCTCAAATTGATTAACAGGTTGGTTGTATTGAACCCCTGCACTTGAGTACTCACCTTTTAATGTCCACTTTCCTTCTCCTGCAAATGGATTCTCTTGAGGAGTTTCCGCTTGTGGAGCTGCTTCTGCAACTGGAGCAGTTTGTTCAACTACTTGCTCAGTCACTTGTGCTGTTTCTTGTGTGTTTTCCATTTGTGTTTGTGTTTATGTTGTTAATGAATATATTACGCACCTTGTTGATTTTGAAACGCTAACATATCTTGGATTTGTTGTTGTTCTTCATTCATATCAGCACCTTGTTCTAATTCTGCGCCTTCCATTTCTTCTACCATACCTTGCTCTTCTTGCATAGGACCCATAGCGTTCATTTGATTATCCATACCTTGTTGCATCATATCTGCGCCTTGAGCCGCTGGTTGATTTGCATTTCCTAAGAAAGAAAAACCTGAAGGTTGTTGCAAAGGCAATGGCTGACCACCTGCCGTTTCTGGCGCTACTCTGGATTCTAATTCTGCTGGAACGTCAATTTCACCCATCTCTTCCATTTTACCATCTTGCATCAACTTAGTTTTATTATCTCTAATGTTAGCAGCATCTCTTTCTTTTGCTTGAACAAATGAAGACTCAACTCTACCTGTTGCAGAAATTCTTTCTCTTTCTAAATCAAACTGACCACGCAATTCAATTAAACGAGCTTCCATATCCGCCTTAACTTTTTCAAGTTCTGACTTCATTTGGTATTCCATTTGGATAGTTTGTTGTTTAGCTTGCTCGGCAACCATAGCAGATTGTTGTTGAATCTGACCATTCATTTGTTGCGCCTGCATTGCTTCTTGTTGCTTCTTCTCGTTATTCTTTTTAACTTTATAAGCTAAAAACAATTCTGCTTGTTTAATATTTTGAATGTTGTTTAAACGTATAACATCATCAATATTAACTTGACCAGATTGTAAAGCAACTTTAACTAATTCATCTAATTTAGCTTTTTCTTCTGCTGTAGGTTTATCTACAATTGAAATACCATAAGTGTATTTAGAAATCTCTTGAGATCTTTTTAATAGCTCTACAGTTCCTAATCCTAATGAATTATCATAAGCTTCACCACCACCTCTTTTAATCACATCTTGTACACGAATAATAACTGCTTCAGCTAACGATTGAGCAATAGCTCTATCTGCATAGCTAATATCGCTTAACGCATTATTGGTTCCAGATGCAGCTAATTGAGCAACTGTAGTTAAGAACTTAGGGTTTGGTGTTGAACCATCTGTAAGTTCATTTAAACCTAGAGTCTGACGAATCATATCTAGATTATTATTAATCATATTCCAATATTCTTGGATAGCGTTACCTACACCACCTTCTAGTTGGTTGATAGCTGGAGGAACTTGCCTTCCATCTGCTGCTACTGAACGACTAACTAATACACCTCTTTGTAAGTACAAGTCAATAATATCAGAAGGGCTCATAGCCTTTCCTCCACCAGATAAACTTACTTCTTCTAGAGCCGCTAAGTTAATATTAAAACCACGTGGAACAGCAGTATTTAATTCGTGTTGTAATCTATAAAATGCTAACTGGATTGCATCAGCGTAAGGAATAATTGCTTCCATACGGCTGAACGTCTTCATATCGAAGAAGTCAACTGGAGCAATATGGAAACTAGATTTAGCTCTTGCTATGTTAATTGGATCACGTTTAATGTTCCATTGCTTACCATAGTCAAAACAAATGTTGGTTCCAACAATCCATTTAACTCTGTATACACCTACAACTTGTTTTCTTTTAAACTTTTGTTTCTTGTTGTTGGTGTCTTCAAATCCAGCCCTTCCAAAAATAGTATTACCTCTACGGTCAACTCTTTCCTCTCTAACTAAATCATCTGTAGACATAATTTCAAGATCCAATACTTGAACCTTTCCTTTATTCCAAAAGTCATTATATGTACCATAGTATGCATTACCTATAGGCATATTACCACGCCATTGGTTTGCATTTGCATACTTGTAAATAAACTCAATGTCTTCATTTGATAATTCACCGTTACTCATCTGAATTAATTGAGCAACTGGAACCTCTAAAACCTCACCTGCGTATCTTAAATCTCTAAAGTCAGGATACGTACAAAAGTTAGATAAGAATCTTCTAGGGTCTACTCTTCTAAATCCTACTAAACCATCTTGTTCGTAATCTTTAAATATAGCAACACCATAGTCAAACTGATCTTGTAATTGTTGTCTACGTTGTCCTTCGTAATCGTTTTGATCAAATACCAACTCAACTACTAATTCAGCCTCCATAGATGTCTTATGACGCATACCTAACTCGGCAACTTCAATTCCATCTAAATCATCTGGTTCTCCAGGGTTAGCCATAATTGCTGGGCTTTCCGCTAAATCTGGTCTTCCTTGTTTTTTAAACTCTTCTCTAAGGATAGCCTTTGCTTTCATTTCAGCAACTAACTTATCTTTCTCAGATTGAGCAAACGGATCCACTGGATCTATTTGAATATCATAGTTTTGTTTCTCTAATAACCCTAATGCTGTTCTTCTGAACTTAGGTATAATAGGCAATACAGACCAATCAACAACAAGTGTATTGTTATTAGGATCTTGATCTGGAGTTAATACTCTTTTATATCTTTCTATAGATTGACGGCCTTGAGCGTATGTTTTAATCCACTCATATTTGTCTCTAGATCTATAACCGATTGAACCGAATGGTGTGTCTCCGTAGGAGTTAAACGCAGCTTGTGCGTATTGCATTAACCATTCTTTTGATTCCTTTTCTTTAGGGCTTACATCCTCGTTTGGGAATAAGGTCCTTGCATTGCTAATTATTTCTGCTGACATCTCGTCTTATTAGTTGTGTTGATATAATACGCTTTAAAAACCTAGTTTTTTGCCCAAAAGGTTGCTTGAGCTCTTTCCTCTCAAGAATGGCAACACGTTCAATATGTCTACATCTTCTTTCTTTCCGACCTTTGGATTATACTTATGGTTATTAATTAACATAAGTGCATAGCCTGCCGCCATTGCGCTATCCGACTTGGTAGTATCGCCTGGGTCAAACTGTAGCCACTCCTCTATAAGCCCTTCAAACCAAACATCATATCATACTCTGTAGGGGACAATGGATTTGACTTTTTAAATATAACTAAAGCTCCATTAGAAGCTCTTGATTCGTGAGACTTACTTACCGTTTGGTGAGAGAATGGATCGACACCTGCTGAATACATAGAGCTATTCATAGGTTTAATAACGCTTCCTTTCTTTTCAAAAGCATTTGGTTTAGCTGGCATCTCGGCAATTAAGAATCTACCGTTTACGCTTTCTCTAAACTCAACCTCAGAATCCCTAACCCCATCTTTCCATTGGAAGTTTCCTTTCTTTAATCTAGACTTGCTCCACTTTAATATATCTAACCTGTCGTTTAATAATATCGGATTATATACACAAACAGAACTATCTGATTGGAACGCTTCTTTCTCATCTAACGGTTCCTTTCTTTTTGCAGAAGACAAAGCTCTAGGATCTTCTTTTAAAGATTCTCTTTCTTCTAATATCTCTGCTCTAGCTAATTCTTTATTTGCTATACCATATCTTGGATGGAGATGTCTTGTTTCATCTGCTGCCACAAAGAACCTAGCAAGACCACTGGCTGTTCTCTTTCCTTTCTTTTCATATTGGTTAGAGTTCTTCCATAAGTCCAACATCTGACTACCACCTGCTTCCATCTCCTCTACCGTTGTTGTATGGAAAGACTTTCCTATTATCTTACCCTGGTCATCAAGTAAACAATACTTAACGACATTCCATCTATCCCTAATATCTAATAGCGTTACCTTACCAATCTCATCGTGTAAATAGTATCCTAGTTTCTGTCCGTCATAAGCAGTAACACCAGAAGATCTAAAGTCAATACCTGACATCAACTCTTCCTCGTCTAGTTCTAGTTTACCTGTAGAGAACTTAAGACCAGTTGCTGGAACCTTTCCTGTTAAAGGAACATCTGACAATGGTCTAAAGAAAGAAGGTAACTTTCTATATGCGTTTATAATTGTTTTTCTAAATAATATCTTTGCATCCTCATCCGTTTTAGATTGGATACCTGCCCAAAAGTTTTCACTTCTAGACGCTGCCTCTAATGCGATACATCCTGCTGTAAATGACTTACCAGATCTACGTTTAGTTACATATACAATACCAAAGCTTTCTGGATCCTCTACATTGTAGTCCCAGAAATAAAACAATTCTCTATCTTTATCTCTATATCTCGGAAGACCAACGTCCATATGATAGCAGGACAAGTAATACCAATGAACACCTGTAATGTAAGTAGGTTCACCGTTATTACTAAACCAATGTCCGCTCAATCTCCTAATCCAGCAATATCTTTTAAAGTCCTCTAGTTCTGGATGGATATACTCTGGATCTTTCTTTTGTTTTGCCTTTTCTTCTAATTCCCACTTTTGATACTCTTGAAATCTAGGATCTGGTTCCCAATAGCACAATTCCATCTTAGTCGACCTGCGTTCAATACCAAAGTATTCCCACTTAGAAGTAAATGGATTATATAGCCATCCCTTTGCAGGTATATTGCATTTTAATCCTGCAATCTCTACTTCTGTAGATGACCAGTTTTGTTGCTTTATTGGTTTAAACATTTTTCTTTGTTAGTTTAGACATAGCCTCTGGGGTAAACATAGTTTTTCTATTATGTTCCTCAATTAGGTCTTGGTCATTAGAGAATAACTTACCGTATAGTTCATCTATAGAGTTACTCATATCTGCCATCTGATTAAGCATCTTGTTCTTAATCTCAACGGCCTTTAATATATCAATTTCTTTTCCGTTCTCAGAATCTTCAATACGCTTTGCCACACGCTCTGCATATTCAGTAAATGTAGACTCTAAGCTACATATCAATGTCCAGGTTCTAGACTTTACCACCTTAGTTAAAAAAGAAACGGCAAGCTCGTAACTAGGATCTTGTGTAATCTCAGTTTCAAGTCTTGCCCATTCTTTTCTTTTGTTTATGTCTGAGAAGTCCCTTACGGCAGGGGAATTAAAGTCATAAACCCAAGAGAGAAATGCTATCTGCTGTGTTATGTGTTTCGTGTTTGTGTTTCCAATGACCTCTTTAAGTCTTGGGTATTCAGATAGCACATCTCCGCAATATGGATTGATAATCATTTTAGCTACCTGTGTTTGTGCGTATTTACTCGTAGCCATAAATCCTATCTTTCTTTAATATTACAAATTCTGTGCCATCTTTAAATCTATACACAGATCGGTACATTTCCTGAAATAAAACTGTACTGTTGACAGGAACATCTAAGTCTCCTGACAAAAATGTACACTTTCCTTGTTTATACTTTGTAGTAATTGTATCTGGTATTATTATAAGACTTGACTTTATTTCATTCTCTGGAATAGCCTTAAGTAGAACCCAATCGCCCACTGCTTTCCACTCTCCGTCAACTTTATGAGCCATAATAAAACCTTCGTCACAAAGCCACACAAGCTTGTCATCAATATTGAACACTCTATTAAACTTACGATCACCATTGTCATCAACAAAGTAATCAGCAGCCATATGATAAGATATAGCAATTTCATCATCTTCTTTAATATTTAATTTACATCGACCACCTAAAGAATAAACTTTTCCATTTACTTGAGCGTGCTGTTCAGGCTCAAAAGAAGGATCGATAAATAAAGTTACTCCGTTTTCGGTAGTAACAGTAGACTGGAGAATCTCTGGTACCTCAACAAATAGTTGACTACCAGGAGGCATAGATCTTTTACTCATTGTGTGTTTGTGTTTTATATTCGCAAAGATACGTAAATATCCGTAACTTATACTAATTATTTTCTTCCTTGACCTCTATATGCTTTAGGCTTCGGAGTGTGTTTATTGTAAGACTTTTTTGCTTTGCCTTTTTTTCTAGCACCAAAAGTTACTTTATTTGAATTGGATACTTGCTTTGCCATTATATTACCATTTTACTTTATTAGCCCAATACGCTGCACTCATCTTACCTTTAGATATATTCTTTGCGTGACGAGCTTTGAATGAAGCCTTTCTTGCTTTCTCAGAAGCTGTCTTTGGATTCTTACCAGCACCGCTAACACCTTGCTGTCCAAAGCGAATAAGCTTTACTTTACTTCCGTCTTTAGCAAGTACAGCGTGGCTTTTCTTTGGATGGCTTGGAGTTCTCTTAGGCTTGTTATATCCTGCAAACTTCTCTTTACCTTTTTGTATCATTTAAATGAATTGTATTGTTTATACTAAGTTTAATATCATTTGAATCATAATGACGAACTCTTCCATCGTTCTTATCTGCCACAACCCATATAGTGTTTTGATGTATCCCATAGTCTATCATTAATATTGCGATTCCTTCTCCGTGGGGAGTGTCAACCCAATATGTAGATTGAAACTCGTGGATAGTAGTCATTATTTTTTCTTTTTAGCCTTAGCATTAATTTTCTTAGCAGCGGCAACAGCTTTAACGAAAGCTTTGCTTCCTTTCTTTGCAGGCTTTTCGCCTCTTGCTCTTTTGGCTCTAATGTTTTCCCAAAGGCCTGGTAATTTTGCTTTCATATTACATTCGTTTTTTAGCCATCTTAGATTGAACCTTAGTCTTTACCTTGTTAGGTAATTTCTTTCCTTTTGGAGTTTCTTTCTCCCAACGCTTTGCCATCTCTGGGTTATTAGCGTACATAAATCCTCTTTGTGCTTTACTTTTAAATGGCATAGTTTAATATTTATCTAGTATGTATTTTCTTCTTATATATTTCGCCCTTCTCATTAAAGCGCTATCTATAGAACTACTCATATCTTCAAAGGCCTTTCTTAATCCTTCATTATATCCAAACAATTGGTTGTTAGCTGTAATAGCAATCTCTAGTTTTTCTTTTAGACTATCTATTAAAGCTTTATTCCCAACTTTGCTAAGTAAGAAGAGACTATCGATTTTAGCTTTTTGATTATTAATTTTTTCATTGTAGTTATAGAATTTAGTGTTAATATCATCTGCTTGGCTTTTCAATAAAAGCACAACAGTGTCTCCATTAATTATTTTTGTCTTCGGATACGATTGGCTTAAGCTCGAAAGGCTGAGCAGGAGCATCATCGTCACCACTGTTAATCTTTTCATTCAGTTTAGTATTTTCTTGTTTCAATTCAGTTACCACAGTTTTAAAACTATCACAAGCTTTCTCAGCGTGTTTAAGTTCTCCAACACGCTTCTCAATAAAAGCACTATTCTTTTTAACTGTTACTGCTATCATTGAGTCCATATTCATATTATGCCAACCCTTAATAGGATGAGGCTTAATAGCTTTCTGAGCTGTTATAGAGGTTAACATTATTAATATTAACCCAAGTATTACAAGTATTACAAGTATGCCTGCTTTATTTGGTTGCATTGATAATGGCTTGTTGAGCTATAATGTTATAAATAATTGAATCCTTCTTGTCAACTGTCTTTTGAAGATTACGGTTATCTTCAATACAATTGTCAATGCCTTTGCTTGATCCAGCTTTCATATCTTTGTATACATAGATAATACCAAATACACAAAGGAAAGCTACCGCTGCTATTGGGTACTTTCTAAACTGGTTAAAACTAACAGGTAACTTAACTGCGCCTGACGCTGCATCTGTTACTTTCTTTGTTGTAGTTCTCTTAGTTGCTGGTTTCTTCGCTTGAGTCATCAGTTCCGTTTTTCTTTCCAAAATATCCGTCAATAGCTTTTTCAACTACTTTTAAACCCAATAGGGCAGCAATTAATAAAGTTACTGAATATACTAAAGCTTCAGAAGGAGCTACGTGTTGCTCACTAAAGCTATTATGATATAGGGTTACACCTAAAAGGATACCTAAGAATAAAGCGATTAAACGCTTCATTGAAGGAGCATCTGGTTTATCTAAAAAGAAACCACCGATAAAG